CAAGGAGAGTTTGATGGGCTAGGTTCCGGCAATACCTCTGCGAATACCTCTGGCAATACCTCTGCGGATGCTTCTTTCCCGGGTGAATTCGGCCCACCGGGTAGAAACTATGGCGTAGATACTGATGTCGATTACGGGGCTTACGATGGGTCTCAGTTATCTACACAACAACTCGGACATCCCGGCGCAACATTCAGTCATAACTTGGACAACCCTAACACCCAGTTTAGCCCGATGGAATCTACGCCAGTGCAGGGTTACGCACAGCCAGAACACGCGCTTGACGCTATAGCGGCGCGCAACCTCGCGGCTGCTCAGGAAACAGAAAGCACCGCACCCCCAACATCTGTAACAGGAACTCCCTCGAAGCGCGCTTACAGGGGGACGCCAGCCATCACAACAGGCCCGACAGTGAGTCCAACTGTAGACCCCGTTCAAGAGGCTAAAACTAAGCAGATGCGGGCCATCTCTGTAGTGCAGGGCTGGAGGGACCTTTTCAGCAAGTCAAGAAAAAATTGGGGGCCATTTAAGAACTTTGCTCCCGTCTACGATAAGCAAATAAAAACAGCAATCGTCCAAGACCTGTATGACAAGTACAACCAAACTTTGCAAGAAGCCACTAATGAGCATAGCAAGAAGGTTAACCAAGAAATTGATGAGAATGGGCTCGGATGGAAGGGGTTACTTCCGGGGTACGCTTTTGCTCGAGGACTTTTTGGCCTAATGGGGCTGGAGCAAGAACATCTCCACCCCGGGCATAAGGCCCTTCGGGACATGATGGAAGATGTCGGGCTTATCGAGAAGGATCACGGAGAATCGGACGCGCAAACAGAGTCTCAGAAAAAAGCCAACTGCGAAAGTAAAGGGTACAAATGGGACTCCGCGCTTCAAGCCTGCATCAAGACAAAAAGTGGATCAACATCCGAATCTTCTGAAGAAGTTTCTGGTGCATCGGCTACGCAAGCGGGTATTGTTTGGAAGCCCGTTTCGGAGTCTGACGGCAACCTCGTTATTCTGACTCCATCCAGTTTCCTCGCCGCAAGCGTTGTGCTTCAGGATGCCCAAGGTAACGTTATTGATATTGCCCGCAACATGGGCAGGACAAACGGGGGTCGATATACATACAGATTTCCCAAGCCCGGTGCCGGGTACAAGGGGCCATTGGTTCTTAGCGTTGGTGGCGTGAGATACAGCATTGATGATCCCTCGGCGCGAATCAATTGATTAGGGTTGCTCGGGTCCCCGATAAAAACTGGAAAGAACTTTCTGACAACGATCTTGGGGGCAAGCGCAAGAACACCGTATGCCTAGTGCGGTACGGCGGTTTTGGAGACTTAATCCAAATCACCTCACTCTTCCCCCTGATTAAAGCGCAAGGCAAAAAACTTTGCGTAAACGTCACTGAAAATGGCGTTGATCTACTTCATAGCGATCCGTACATAGACGAACTGTTGATTCAGAACACGGACCAAGTGCCGAACCGGGAACTTGGGCCTTATTGGGAACGTCTTGGGGAGTTGTTCGATGAGTTTTACAACCTCGGCGGGGTGATTGAGCAAAACCTGCTGTGTCTTGAGGGGCAGGACATATATGAGTGGCCGCATGAAAAGCGTCACAAGAAACTAAACAAGAACTATTCCGAAGCCTTACATGACGTGGCAAACGTGGGGTATAAGTTTAAGTTTAAGTTTCACCCAACGAGTTCAGAAAAAAAGTGGGTTAAGAAGCAACGCAAGAAAATGAGGCTCGACGGGAGTTACACGATCCTCATAACCCTCTCAGGCTCCTCTGTTCACAAGGCTTATCCTTTTATGGATAACGTTATTGCCAGATTGCTCCTCACTAATCCCCAAGTGAAATTTATCATGGTTGGGGACGAGACATGTCAGTTGTTGGAAAGCGGTTGGGAAAGTGAAAAGCGTGTGTTCCCAAGAAGCGGGAAGTGGAGTATTAGGGAGACGCTGGCGTTCGCGCAGGAATGCGACATGGTCGTTGGCCCTGAGACCGGTGTTCTCAACGCCGTAGGCACAGAAGACCTCGCAAAGGTTGTTCTGTTGTCACACTCATCCAAAGAAAACCTCACGAAGCACTGGATCAATACCACTGCAATTGAGCCAGTAGATGTTGATTGCTACCCGTGCCATCAGATGCACTACGGTTTCAAGCATTGCAATCGTGACCTACGCACAGGTGGCGCAATGTGCGCTGCGAACATAACTCCAGATGACGTTGTTGACGCCATCGAGGGCCACATAAAACTGAACTATGAATTTCCTAGAATTAGCGCAAACGGTTAGGCAAGAAGTCGGCATCTCGGGCACAGGCCCCTCAACTGTGGTCAGTCAGGAAGGCCAGTTAAAGGTTATTGTTGATTTCGTGGCGGAAGCCGACTACCAGATTCAGTCGCTTTGGCATGACTGGGATTTTCTGTGGTCTCAATACAGTTCTACGCTGTCTACTGGGACAAGAGGGCCAGCGGTTGGGAAACCTACCGATTTCGGTAATTGGGATATGCGCTCTTTTTACCTTGATTACACATCAGATGATTCCACCAACCTCACTCCTTTAAGTTATGTGGACTGGAGGGCGAACTACAGGCAGGGGACGGCGACCAACTCTACGCCTTCATATGTAGTTATCCAGCCGGATAACAACGCAATAGTTGATCCCCCGCCAGAGAAGGCTTACACGATAACAGCCGACTACTGGAAGACGCCCACTCGAATGACGGCGAACACAGATGAGTCCGTTATACCAAGCCAATACCACCGAATAATTGTTGCGAGAGCGAAAACATTCTGGGCGGAAAGGGAAGAGGCCCCAGAAATTTTGGTTTCCTCTTCTGCTGAGTATCAGGACCTGCTTGACAAACTTGAGTCTCAGTCACTTCCGGGCCAGAGGGCGCGAAGATTCGGCAATGACGACTTCGATCAGGTTGTACGCCCTGTATGACTAATATCTATTCAGATTTAATCCAGAGGTCGCATTTACCCGGATCGTCCATGCGGATCAAGTACTTCCCCTTTGAGGGAGGGGAGGTCCTAACTGATCCTGCGTTGTCTCAACGCCCGGGTAGCCTATTGTTCGGAAAGAATTATGAGGTGTACCCAGAGGGTGGGTACAGGCGTATTGATGGCTTTGAAAGGTTTGACGGAAGAACCAAGCCGTCAGAAAGCCTTTATTGGATTCTGGAGTTTGAAACCGGCTCCGTTGCCGCTGTAGACACGAACACTATCACTGGCGCTACTTCAGGAGCCACGGCAGAACTAATCACAGACGCGGTAGTAGCAAGCGGCTCATATGCGGGTGGCGATGCTGTTGGCTACATGGCCGTTGCCTTGCTGACAGGTACTTTCACCGTAGGCGAAAACATCCAAGTCAGCGCATCCACCGTGGCAGTCGTTAAAACGGCTGAAAACGCTCTGGGCGCAACTACAGACGCCTTGGACTCGACTTATTCCCAAGCCTCTATAGAGAGGGCGAGAACTAAAATCGGAACAGTCCCGGGGTCTGGGGCAATTCGTGGCGTTTGGGTCTATAACGGCTCAACATATGCGTTCCGTGACAACGCGGGAGCAACTGAGTGCAAGATGTACAAGTCGTCCACATCAGGATGGACGGCTGTCGATCTAGGTCAATACATCAGATACAACACTGGCTCCGTCGCTGTTTCAGAGGGGGACACTGTTACTGGTGCGACCTCTGGCGCTACCGGAGTTGTCCGACGTGTAACAATCACTACCGGGGCAGTAGGAACCAGTGACGCTACGGGGGTATTTGTTCTTACGGGCGTTACGGGGACGTTTGTCTCGGCAGAAAATCTCCAAGTTAGTTCCTCTACTGTAGCGTTCTCTACAAGCGCGCTAGTGACAGTATCGCTAGTTCCCGGTGGGCGCTACGAGTTCGTTAATTACAACTTTGGCGGCTCTACCTCAACTAACCGGATGTACTGGGCAGATGGGTTTAACACAGCATTTGAGTGGGATGGAACATACGCAGTTCCATTGTTTACCGGGATGTCTGTTGATACTCCTAAACACCTAGCGGCACATAAGAACCATCTGTTTCTAGCCTTCCATAAAGGCTCCTTGCAGCACTCCTCTATCGCCAATCCTTATGGGTTTAACGTTGTAACGGGGGCGTCTGAAATTGGGACCGGCGATGAGATAACTGGGCTTCAGGTTATGCCCGGGGATGCAATGGCTGTGTTTAACCGTAATCGTATTTACATACTTTACGGAACTAGCGCTGCCGACTGGAACCTGAAAACATTTTCTGATAACTCAGGCGCTGTTGAGTGGACCATCCAGAACCTTACTGAAACCATGTTTCTGGACGATAGGGGGGTCACAACCTTCTCCGCAGTGAACGCTTACGGCGACTTTTCAATGAACGCTATAAGCAAAAAAATTAAGCCGCTTATTGACCAGAAGAAAGGCTTATCAATATCGTCAATCAGAGTAAGAAGTAAAGGCCAGTACCGAATATTTTTTACCGATGGAACGGCAATCTATGCAACGTTTTCTGGAAACAAACTTGCTGGGTTCATCCGGATCGATCTTGGGAAGGTTGTGTACAACGTTTGTTCTGCTGAAGAC